TGCTTTGAAAAATATCGCTTCCCCACCCCGAAGGATGAGGTCGCGATATGTTATTTATTAACGATGTTTTTCATCATCGTCCCTACACTTCAATTTATACACAACTTATAACTCTCCCATCTCTGGCAGTGATATAAATCAATTGAAGTGCTATAAGCAGAGATAGGATACATTTTTATTTATTCCAGATTTTCGCATACTGGTATCTCGTAAGATTCCGCCTAATCGAAAGGCTCTAGGAGTTCGATTTAAGGCACCAGAAATAATAAAATTTATCCCGGATACAGTTCCTTTTGGTTCAGCAGGTAACTGTATCCTAGTTTTAGAGAAAGCTGACAAGCTCTAAACTTAGGAAGTTGTTTGCGGGAACAACCCGTATCTTTTTGTCCTCAAGATCTAAGAGGGGAAGAGAACCTTCTTCCAACGGAGTAATGTTGATAAAGTTTACTAACTATGATGATTTTTATGCCCCCTTCATCAGGGGATAGCAATTTTTAACGTCATGCTAAGGACTTTTTTATTATTTATTGAGCTACCCAAGCAGAAGTCGATATATAAGAAATAGGAGGAATTGAAATAAAACCTCCAAAATTACAATCTTCTGCTCCTGCTCTAAATATCATTACATTGGTATCATAATTATTCTTTGACCCAATATATTGGGATACTCCAAAAGCAGTATTAATAGTATCGTCGCCACCCAACGTGGATTTATATGCCAAAGAAGAATTATTACAACAATAATGTTCTGAATTAACCCTAGAATGATATTGATGATATTGCGGAACTTCAAATTCAGAAAATCCATTTTGAGTAGTATGATGAAATATCTTTTGCCCTGAAATAATCCCTTGAAAACCAATTGAATTTCCTGAGATATCATTGGTGGTGGTTGATACTATAGAGGATTGTCCAACTGGAAATTGTTGAATATAAGTTACTGGAAACTGATTTTGAGTAACTGATGTAGCAACTGCCTGAGTATAATTATTATAGACTTTTATTCTCACTCCTCCACGGGAGTATAAATAGCATTGAGCTAGTATAGAATATAAATCAGGTGAATTATTAGGAGTAACATTAATTGTACCATTATACCACTGAGAAGAAATCCCAAAAGGAATGATATTCAAAAATTTATTTGATGCTCCTTGTGCTACTGTACAAGTAATTTGTTCATAATTTTTAATCAAAGATCTAAAACTACTGATCTTTTCTCCTATACATGCCGATGATGAAATTGTTGCATCTGGCGTTACTTCTGATATACCTAAATCCATAGAGACTAATTTACATGCATCGGATTCTGGAGAAGGATCAGGCAAACCCATCTGGGGAACTACTCCTAAAAAAGTGGATTGAATCGTATTTGAACTTCCTTGACCAGGGTTTGATAAAGGAACCGCAAATTCCATGTCTTGTCCTGCTGACATTTCAGCTAATATTGTTATAGAAGTTCCAACTGAGGAAGGAGCAACTAATGGATCAAGAATATACACGAGAATTTGACCACAATTGTAATCCTGATATGAAGTTGATGTATTCTTCCAAGGCTTATTTGAAACAAATGGAACTCTAAAAGTTACTTCATTACACTCTCTTATATCTACTATCATCCTGTGCGTATAATTAGCGTTGGCAAAGGAGTTTATATTGGAAGCATCTTCTGGAGTATTAGGAAAGAAACATATCATTAGTCTTCCAGAATGGAATTCCGTTTTGACGAATTTCAAAGTATATACTAAAGATCCTCTCCAATATCTAAATCGAGTGGAGATAAATTGTAATGGAGTATAATGAACTTGTGCAACTGCATTTGTTGTAGTAGTAAGTAATTGAGCTTGAGGAGAGACCACGAACCCTTCTGACCACGTCAACGCTGTTTGAGCTGCTGTTCCTACTGTCCATGTGGCCGATCCCACATAAGCAGGGATAGTCATAAGATAGGAAAAATCCATTTCATCAACATCTGTTGAGGCAAAACCGGCAAGCATTTCCACTTGATTGTTGTTACTTGATGATAGTTTAATGGAATTATCGGAAGTATAATCTACCTTACCAACACCATCTGCCACTATTCTTTTAACAAAATGAGCAGGTTGCTGATTTAAAGGTTTAGAATAACCAAATACTGAAGCTACATTAGCCATTCTATCTAAAACCCATGAAGATTGCTGAGCATAATCACTCAGAAGAGGAATAGCCGATAAAGCATTTAAACTTGATGATGCTGCTTGTAAAGCTGATGAAACTGGTCCAATATTTGCCTGTGTGGCTTCTTTTTCTGCTGGTGTCATTCCTTTTGAAACGCGCCCCATCTGAGGACCGGCTGCTGAGATTAACTCTACGTTCTCGTAAGAGATCCATATAGTATATCCGGCTGTCAGTCCTCCAGTAGGGGAAACCATGGTAGAATAAGGAAACAAACGTAAGTAACCAGTTTGCCCATATCTTGATCCTGATGATAATGATGAAATAGGAAAATAATTCATACAAGAATCAAAAGGTATAGTAAATGTTCCCGTTGTATCACAGTTGACATCTAATTCTATACGTTTTAATTGAGTTCTTTGAACTAATGTGGCATAATGAGACGTGATGTTTATTTGATTCGATGGAATTAGTGATGTACTAGCTCCTCCTGTAGGAATATAACATAACATATACCTTCCTTGTTGAAATCTATTTCCATTTATCTCTAATTTTACTACCATATCTCCTCTAAAACCTAAATAACCAATGGTTTTTTGCAAATAAATATTATTTAATAAAAAATCCATAGGTAAATTTATAGCAGCAAAAGAAGTAACAGTATCCGTCGTGGACAATGTTCCAGATTGAACAGGATAAGGTTTTCTAAAAAAATCAAGAATACTTTGATGAGTATTATCTTGATCAGATTTATACAAAAGAGATTTATATCTCTTAGGCTTAATAAGATCAGCCGTAACTACGTTAGCGTCTGAAATGAAGGTCGTCGTTTGCATTTGATCCACGGACTGAGTGCCTTCACTAGTGTCCTGTGGTTGTATTGTTGAATTTGAAGCAAGAGTAAGTAGCTTCAGTAACTAAACACTCTTAAGTTTAGAACCTAGTTTATGAACGATCTAGTTTTAATGGGGCTGCCATCATAGAGACTTGATACAGTAATTCTAAATAGAAATCTATGTTATACCTCAAAGCGTCATCATTTATGCGTTAATCACAAACACAAGTTACATAAATAATGCGTATTCAGAGAAGTACCATATTGAGGGGCTATACACGCACCCCCCCACGGTGCTGGAAATTTTAATGTCGATCCGGGACATGAGTGAGGGTCTATACAAGACACACCCTCAGGTGCTGGAATTTTTTAAGTCATTCCACGACATAATGTTGAAATTATAACCACATATCAACAGGCTCTGCTTTCAGAGTCCTGTCTCTACATTGGTCATGAGGAATATCTAAAATCCTTGGGAATATCATACCTCGATAGTTATATGCTATTGAATCAAGAAGATCTTTCTTTCTTGAGTCATAAACATTCTTAGGATGAAGAGATAATTCTCGAATACAATTTTCTACATTAGAAACAATTCTATCATCGTAGTATGAATCTTGTTTATTAAAACATGGAATATGATTAATGGTATTCATTTCTAAAGGGGCTATATATCTCCCTCGGGTTTTGTCATATACAAAAGATCTTTTGCAAAAACCAATATCATGCAATGACCTGAAAGGAAATTCTGAGCGAGTTTTGGTTTCTGAAGTATATTTCAATCCTATTAGAGGCATAGTATCACACATAGCTATCTCATTAAAAGTTAATCTATAAGCATGCGAAACTGTGACTACACTATCATCTCCTTCAACAATAATATAAACGTTATCATTAAAATCAACAATAGGTAAAGATAATTTAATCCAGCATATTCTATGAGCTAATTGATTATAAAATCCATTAATAATCAAGGTAAGAAGATTTCCACTAGGGTTTCCTCCATACCACATTACTAGATTCTCTTCGTACAGATGGCGAGATTGAACTATTTCAAGAAATAAGAATTTCCTGATTAGTTTAGTACCTGCATCATCATTATAGAATTTATCATAAAAAGCTTCGATTATATCAAATATTCCCCACATTATACAAGCTAATTGTGAAATATCAAACTTCTTAAAATCACCTGCAAATACCATAGCTTGTCGTAAATGATCATAGGATCCTAATTTCATTGCTAATTCATGCCACTCTTCTGAAAAAACATTCATACCTGTAGCAAATCCATTACTAATTTTATTTTTAGTTATCCAAGCTATAAAAGATCCAAAGTATTTCTTAAGATTTATTTGGTAAACAAAAGGTCCTGAAGAAAACATTCGTGTGTTTTTTCCTTTACGAAGAGGTTCATCTTTAAGACAATCTCTATTAACTATATAAGGCCGAATGTGATTAAGCATCAATCTTTCATGTTCCTCAGATAATTCTTTCAACATCCTTTTAGCTTTCGCTTTCTGGTAGTGATTAGAAGTCGGATTAAAATATATTTTCTTCCAATTAGTTGAGCTATTATTAGACATAGGATAGCCTGATCCAGAAGAGGAAGGTAAACCTTTACAATCTGGACTATCCGGGATTCCATGTAAGGCTTCTTCAAAAGTCCATACAGAGGGATACTCGGGAACAAACTCTGAGTGATGAAATAAATAACTCCTACATGATTCTACTGCCAAAGATACTAATTTTGGATCGAGATAAACTCTATCATTAACTATATCTTCCTGAGCTATTTTCATAGGATCAACATTACCTCTCCTCATGAGTTGAGCAGGTTCCTTCGTAGGATAAAAAAATTTGTGTTCTTCCCCTTCATACAATGCCGCCAAATTTGTTTTGATTATTTTTGTATTTAGAGGTTTGAAAGGATTATCATTAACCTTTCCTGTATATATCTGATTAGGTAACCCCATTTGACATGATACAGGATCGGATAGATCCTGCTCTTCCTTAACTAAAATATCAAATAATCTAAGATCATTCATTACATCTTCATATGATATCTTACTTGAAAAACCTTTATCCTTATCATTACCTGCTGAGTGGAATCCAAGAATCTTTTGTTTAGCTAGTTGTGGATTCATGTAAATCAACAAAGATCCACAATCTCCATTAATAGTACGAGCTTTATATTCAAATCCTCGTGATATAATAAATGACCCTGGGAGCGATTGATCTCCTACCGGGAGTTCAGTTGTCATTGCAAATGAATCAAAATGATGTTCTACAATATTATTCTCTGAGGCATTAATATGAGTAAGGACGGACGGGATAGCATTTCTAAATTTACAATATGTCTCATCAGTAACAAAGTACTCGGTTATATTTTTTTGACTAGGTACCAAATTACGAGGTAATTGAACTAAAACACTATCATATTTTAATAATTCGCACGGGTTATAATCATAATCATCTTCATTAATGTCAAAGGCTTTACAACCTGCTAAAAAAGTATCTACATTCATATAAATATGGGCCTTATCTTTCTTAGATAGTCTAATCATTCTATTACCACTATATTCTGAAGGGTGATCATCTATATCTTCAGCAAATTTTTCGACAAAGTGAGCATTGACCATAAAAATAGTATCACATATGCCTGTTATATAACCACACTTAGTCCATCTTAAAGTTTTTGGAACATATGCTCCATCCTCCTTAATAGGATTTCCATGATCATCAGTAACAAAAACAAAGTTTCTACCCATGTTCTTAAATTGTTCATCAGTATATTTGGTACTATCATAGCTTATTTCATATTGATTATTCAATATTTTTATCATTATGTCCTTCCCGTTTTTATCAACACCCATTTGAGATGAAAAGTTTTTAGCTCTAACTAATTTTCTGATAGGGCGTTTTGATGCCCTTCCATGAGTACCAGATTGAGCATAAGTAAAATCCCACCAAATATCTCCAGAAGCATCATCAGTGTGGATTTCTATACCATGTTCCTTCATTTGCTCCTGATATAACATCTCGAAGTGTGATTTCATCTCCATAAAACAGAAATTAGATGTTTTATCATTGAATCTGAAATGTATTCTGGGTCCTGAAAGTAGCATACGAGCAAACCAAGCATCCCAATTATATCGGGGGATCATCTTTTTGTGGATAAAACCTTCCAACTGCATAATCTGAAGAATTAACTTTATATTCATTAATATATTTTTCTCGTATATCGTAATTTAAGTAAAATTCTGGTACTATAATCTGTTTATCAGCTAAAGATTGCAGCCAAGCATTTGTCTTGGTAGGTTTTTCCCACGGATTGTAAGTCTTATTAATAATAGTAAACCATTTTTTCTCATCGTACAATCTAGCAAAAGCATTAAATTGCCTTTCACTCTCATTTTGATAATATGATCTGATTGTATTATATGTTAATTTGGCAGTACGGTTGATAGCAAAACCAACAGTAGAACCTATGGCAGTTCCTATGAGTAATTCCAATATAAAAACAGATGTAGGTCCTAACTGAGATATCCACTTTGCTATAAATTCACTGAAAGATGAAG